AAAAATTTTATTTCAAAATTTATTAAAAAAAAAGTTTAAAATATATATTTTAATATTTTAAAAATAAAAAAAAAAAAAAAAAAAAATGGGTCAAATGTTACGTAACACTATATATTTATTAATATAATATATATATATCAATCGTTTTAGCTGTTACGTGGGTGTTACGTGAGTGTCCCAACGTTACGTAACAGTGGGAATATTTAGGATTGATTTTGTGATAAATATGTGAAAAGTGTATTTAGATGACGAAAACAGACGTAACAGACGTAACAGACGTAACAGGTGACGTAACAACAAAGCTCCAAGAAAGATTTGATCACTTCCCAGGATTGACTCCAAAACAAGCTAAGTTTGCTCAGCTAATGGTTTTGTACGAAGGTAGGAAAACTGCAACACAAATAGCTATAGATTGTGGCTTCTCTGAGAAGACCGCAAGACAACAAGCTAGCAATATGCAGAATCCCAAAATGTTTCCTAAAGTAGTCGATGCAATTCAACACTACAGAATTCAGTTTTATAGAAAATATGAAACGAGTTATGATAAGCATTTGAAAAGAATGTTTGAACTATCTGCAAGAGCTGAAGAAGCAGGTAATTGGAATGCTGCTGTAGCTGCTGAGAAAAACAGAGGCCAGGTGGCAGGATTGTATATTGATAAAAAAGAAATTAAATACGGAACTATTGATAGTATGAGTATGGAGGAAGTCGATGCTAAAATTGTTGAACTTGAAAAGAGATTGTCTGGCGAATCGGCAAAAGTCATAAATGCCAGTGACGAACAAGAAACAGCTCAAGGGTAGTTGGGCACATCAAGCTGCTTTGTTGTGGCTATTAGATAGAGGATATTATGTCTTCAGTAATGTTTTTGGTTATGGTCCTGTTGACGTGGTTGCAATCAACGACCTGGGAGATATAGAACTGTTTGACGTTAAGCTAGCAGGATTTAGAAATAACAAAGATACGAAGGGCTCAAAACAATTAATCAATAGAACTTTGTCTGATGAACAGAAAGATTTAGGAGTAAAACTCTTATATGTTTTTGACGATGGAAGTTGTCGTGTACAGATGGAAAGAGTTCAATGGTTGAAAAAACAGAAAGAAAAGAGAGATTCAAAAGGCAGATATATAGGCAATGGCATCGACACCTGAGGGCAGATTATCCAAAAAAGTTAGAACTAATCTTACCAAAATACACTTCTTAAAAATTGACTCTTGGTCTACACCTGGAATGCCTGATTTATATGGGCTTTATCATCATATTGATACAGGAGAACCAGGTACATTTTGGATGGAACTCAAGTGTACAAAAATTAACAAGTTGGGACTGAGTCCACAGCAAGTTGCTATAAATCTCAAGCTATCTGAGTACAACATACCGAACTATATACTTGCAGAGAGCCTCTCTCGGAGGCAGCTCAAAATATTTCCAGGAACCAGGGTTCAGGATGCAGCAACCGATGGTTTTAAGTCCATGAGCCATGTTGCATGCTTCGATAGCCCCTATGATTGGACCACGCTGGAAAAATCCCTGATCCAAGTCTCCCCACACCATACCATGCCTATAGAATAAATATCCCGGCGCGAGCGGGTTCTTCCAGGTCAAGTCCCGATTTAGTTGATTCGCTACTACATCTTGAAAAATCCGAAGCGACTAACGCTAGATATTGATTGAGCTGGTATAAAAAAAACTGGGCGCAGGGCCCGGTGTCCCTGATGGCAGCTGTGCCGTGATTCGTGGTCAAAAATCCGAAGCATCTGTCTCCCCGATTTTTGTATGGCATATAATACAAAGAGCTACCGGGGCCCGCAGCTCTGACAAAGTGGCCAGGAATTTTTCTGCTTGAAAAGTTGGGATAAGTTACTATATTAATAGTAGAAATTAAGGAGGACAAATGTCGTTTGATTATGATTACAGCGAAAAGCAACTAGAACAATTTATCAATAATAATGTGGTGGGGGTCAGCTTCCCTCAGAAAGCGAAAGCCCTGTTATTATCATTGGTAAATGGGTCTGATCACGTTGAGCATATCCGTGATTGGATAAATGATTACGCAAAAGAGGGAGGCGATGATGAGTAGATTCTATGGAATGATTGATCAGTCCGCCCGCAAAACAACCCCAACGGCACGAGGTCATCGGTCGTTGGGTACTATCGCAGCTAGTTGGAAAGGGTCGATTCGAACACGCCTTTATCTCGAAGACGATAAGGAGATGTTCGAAGTCTGGCAAGAGCCGTGGCATGGTCATGGTATTCACAAGCTAATCGCCAAAGGAGAGATAGGCGAATAACATTTTTCTCGTGCCTCGAAAAAATCCGAGGCACGAGTTTCCCCACTTTTAGAATCGTATATAATATACAACGACACCCGCGAGCGGCTCGCGGGTTTCGAAGCCAAGAAAAAGCACCATTTCCACGAATCAAGATCCATCTGCCTTCCTGAAAAGCCCTGAAATCCTTGAAAAATCCGAAGCATCTGTCTCCCCACTTTTAGAATTGCATATAATATAGATAAGTCAGGAGCGGGACGCTCGCGCTTCAAGTCAATTTTCTTCAGGAAAAAGCTTGATAATTCAGGGTTTATCACTATATTTATTAAAGCTGCATCACGCCTGGTTGACCCGGATGGACAGCTCAAAGGAGAAAGCAATGAATTTAATAGCAGCTGCTGGCCTTATATGGGCCTTTTTACTGGCAATCGGATTTGAAATGAAAGGAGGAACCTTGATCCTTCTTGGTTTTTTAATAATAGCAGGGTTCATGGGAATGATCCAAGATCTTGGAGGCTTTCTTAACCTGCTGTTCTAAAAAATCCGAAGCACCTGTATCCCCGTTGATATAGTACCGTATTAGAAATAATTTTCCCCGCTCGCGAGCGGCTCGGAAATTTTTTTCGGAATCGTCAAGGGGTATCTTTTGATTTATCAAGTTTCGTTTCTGATGACGAAGCACTAAGAAGGGGTAAAAAAACAATTAACATTTTTTTTAATTTGTTGTTGTAATTTATCCCAACTTAGTATCTAATAATAGGTAGAAAGGAGAATGTAAGTATGTCATCAGAACTAGAAAAAGTCTTACAGATTATTCAAGGTGGTGAGAAATCATCAACAAAAAACCTTAATAATCAATGGCAGAAACAGATGTTAGGTTGGGTTTACGCAACTGCACTTGAGTCTTCCATTATGACATGGTTAGGTAGTGATGATATGTCAAAACAAGAGTTCTTAAAAACTCTTATGACTATTATTCAAAACAAACCTACAGATCAATCTGACAGTATTACTGAACAAGTAATGCAACAGTTAGACAGACATCTTAACAATTAACTTTCAGCATGGTGGGTTATCCTTTATTTTCATTTTCATTCCTAATTCCCACCATGTTTAATTTATACCTGTGCTGATAATTTGGCACAGGTAGTCTTTACCATCTATTAAATCCCCTACTATATATACCCACATCATAGAAAGCTAATACTACATCTAGTAGTCACATTTGATTCCGAAACTCGAAAGGTCTTTTTTTGCACCCCACACCCCCCTTTTTTACTTTGCATAGGACAGAAAGAGCTAAAGACCAAGTTTTGCACATACACAACTTCCCACAAAAAGTTTTGAAAAAGGGGACCCAATTTGCTATACAAAGTCAATGGGAATCAATATTGAGGGGCTGACCCCCTTAGAACAAGAAGAGACGTTAAAGAAACTCCTCTTGAGAAAAAAAATTTTAGAATTACAAAAAGATCAGAAAGAAGATTTTTTGACCTTTGTCCGATCTGTGTGGCCCGAGTTCATTGCTGGACGACACCATAAAATTATTGCAAAAAAATTTGAGGCTATCGCCACCAAGAAAATTAAAAGACTTATTGTCAACATGCCTCCACGACACACGAAATCTGAATTTGCATCTTTTTTATTTCCAGCATGGATGATGGGCCGTGAACCACGGCTCAAGATCATTCAAACCTCTCACACAGCGGAACTTGCACAACGCTTCGGTCGAAAGGTGAGAAACTTAATCGACACCGAAGACTATCAAAATATTTTTCCAGGCATGGAATTATCGGCGGACTCCAAAGCAGCCGGTCGTTGGGAAAC